TTGTTACCACTTCCTGTCCTTCTAAGGCAAAACTAAGCCTTTCTAGCAACGTATTTTGAACAGTAGTGTTATCGTCTAGCTCTAGTGAAACTATTGCGCTATTGACGTTATTTGTACTTACAACAGTCTTAGAGAATACTGATGTTTGATCGTACGTCCAAACTCTTGATGATGTGTCCCAAGTGTCAGATATATTGCTCCACAATAAAGGCACAGCAAGATTCACACCAAATGCTAAACCTGTTGTAGTGTTTGGTATGTTGCGAATTGATGTAGTACCGTCAACATAATTAAATATGAAGGCAGTGTTAGGCAATGTATTGCCTACCTCTGGAACACAAAACCAAATCTCTTTAGTAATCGGATTGGTTAAGGCAAACGAGTTGGCATAATAAGTAGAATCTATATTAGTGGTTAGGCGTGTTTTTAACTGTTTATTTAATATAGACCGTATAGAGTTACCGTCATTCGATAAAATATCGCCATCAGATAAGAAATAATGAACGCCATTTGCTTCTGCTAGGCAGTTCTTAGCTAATAACCCATGATTTGCAGACAATACCTGCCGTTGCCATACAAATTCACCGCCAACATAATTTAATATATTGATGCCTCGCTCTGAATAAAGAACAAAAGCATCACGCAAGGTCTTTCCATCAATCAATGCGCCCATATCGCCACCAATAGATGCCTTTCCAGCTATAGATGCTAAGTCTGTTTCGTCCCAAGTGTACGGCAAGCCATTTACATCAGCAGGATGACTCCATCGGTAAGTTGATGGCAAAATAGTTCCAGCTTCTGAAAGGTTTAAGGCAAACAAGAAGTCTTTATGAGAACGTATAATATCAGCACTATAGCCCATTGCTTGCCAAGTGCTACCAACTTTAAAGTTAAGTGGTTGAAGTATCTGTGCAGTTTGTTGTGGCGACCAATATTCTGGATAATGCTGTTTGTTATTAAATATTGGTATGCTTCCCAATAAACAACTATGCCAGAATAATTCACCATTTGTACTAATGCCTGGATAACCTGTAGCAGACGTGATATTAGTCCATGACGCTCCGTTATATGCCCATGCTGATGATTGCCCTATTAGCACATAAAAACTACCACTAGCACCCAATATTGGCTGAATTACACCTGCTTTAAAGTTAGATGGTGGAGTGGCTAGTGTCTTAGACATGTTAAAGCCAACGATTTTATTATTTAATAACCTAAAGTTTGTGCCATAGGTAAATACTTCTGGTGGTAAGTCACAAGGTTCTAAATCAAAATTAACATTTTGCATACCCAAATTATTAATTTTTAATAATGTCATAACAGTTTACCTTGAGTAGCTAATAATAATTGCTGGCTTGTTTGGTTAGCAGAAGTCATTTCATTCCTAAAAGACTCAACAGCTGCGCTAGTACTACGTTGTTGCATAGAGTTCTCGATCATCAGCATTGGCAGCCATGCCATCGCACAGCCTTTTTCATCAACCTTATCACCTGTATTTGGATTAGTGCCAGCAAGTGTTGTATACCATGCACAACGATGGATAGCACCCTCTTTAATCTCTTCGCACTTTGCCCCTAAAGGGCATGTTAGGACAGTTTTAATTTCCATCGCTATCACAAAATATTTGTATACTTTCTCGTAACGGAGCTTGTAGGTTAGACATATTAGTTGTATGCCATACAGGGGGTTCAAAACATATAGATTTATTATATTCTGGATAAACTGTTATAAATTGTTTATTAATACCTTCATAAACAAATGCTCCTCCCCAGTTCATATCCCATTGTTCATTTAAATACACAGTCATAGCAAATGTATGCGGAGTATCATCATGCCACTGGATAAAACTAAACCGCCCTCCTAAGACATACATGGCTGTTAAAGGCCCATAGTCATCTATATTGGGGATATGCTTTCGTACTTCTTCTTTAACTTCAGCGAGTAGTTCATCCTTTAAATCGTATAAAAGAATTGCCCCGCTTGTCCCTATTAAATCGGGGTTCCAAGATGTTAAGTTTGTTCGTACATTCTTTTGAGTATATGAATAGTCTTTAACTTTTTGCACTAACTTTAAGCTTAGGGTGTCACAGATGGTATTCATTAGGCTTTAGCACAAATAATCATGTCAATATATCTTGGTGCCCAAGACGCTCCAGTTGTTGATGAGTTTGAGCCCGTTGCAGTTTCGGAGTTAATGGTTATACCCGTGGCACTTGCCCCCGTGTTATGCGAGCTTACCCATTCTTGAAATGAAGTTGTACCAGATGGCGAACCTCTTATAACTTGGTAGCCTGGGTCACTATGTGTATGGGTAGGGTCAGTAATACCATGGCTATGTGAATTACCTGTAAATGTATGAGTATGCGCTACCATCGTGGTGCTGTTTACAATAGGCGAATCAGAACCTGCAACACCACCGCCAGCAGTATTAACTACCCTAAGCATACGGTTGTTAGCATTATCAGTAATATCCTGAGTCCACCCTGTAGGAGCTGCTGCTTGTGCAAATGGCATCCTTGTTCCAGATGCAAAATAAAAGTTTGTTAATCCATGCAAGGCATTTATCTCTGCCTCAGTTGCTGTAATCGGTATAGCAAAACCTGATCCAGCTGCACCAGGAAACTGTGCTTTTAATACTGACTTAATCAAACGTAAGTGGTCATCACCTTGATTGACTGGATCAGAGCTTGTTGGGTTTGATGTAATAAAACTTGATATGGTTGAGCCTGTTTCTAAACCCATAATAATTACCCTGGGAAAGTAGTTAAAGAAGTGCCTGACCAAGTAGACTTGGAATCATTGTTTGTTATTTCACTTAATGCTTGATTAAATCTAGCGTCCCACATAGTGGCTGAGTTTGCATCTTTTATGAAGCTATTAATCTCAACTAATAATCCAAAAATATAAGTATCTGGATTGGAGTCAGAAAGCCAGTTGGTTGTTATGCTAGTTGATAATGGTGGCAATGTTTGAAAGTAATCAATCTCTAATGAATGAGTGTCATCATAAAAAGGTTGCACATGAATATCGCCTGAAATAACGGTATAGCATGGAAATTGTGTTTCACCATTGTTAATAATGTTCGCCATCTGTTCTGGATTGACTTGCAACAAAGTTACTCTACTTTTTGAGTTATTATTATCAATAACCTTAATAGATCGCATAACAGAATAGTTGATTGGCAATGAATAATATTCAGTTGTGCTGCTCATTGGTGTTGTAGCTCTGCATGACATATCAAGCGTCATAAGAAGCCTATTAATACGAGCCTCAGTAACACGCATAAATAGATCAATGCGAGATGTCACCTCTGTATCTTGCCTATCAGCATAACCAAGCGTTAAACTTACAATGTCTGCATAATTCATTTCTTAATTCCAAGTTGCAGTTGGTGGTGTTTGTTTTGTCCATACTGATGAAGTATTATCGTCCTGACAAGTCCATACATCAACAAAATCCTCTCCTATCTCCCAGTTACCAATAAATATCTTTCTTCTTGATGTAAAGCCTACATAATTATATTCACCATTAATGGCATAGACTTTAAAAGCTTTAAGTAAACTTGCATTATTGCCTGTATAGTTATAAACGCCATTTAACGCTGTCATTGTTTGCGATGAAACAGAATTCATGCCTGTATAAGCATAAGTTCCATGTAATGCGCTTAAACTTCTATTAACCAATAAATCTGATGTTAATCCTATATAGGTATAAGATTTATTTTGTGTTACTAAATCAAGTCCAGCAAAAGGTAATTCTGAAAAAGCAATCGTCCTATTTACTGCGCTGGCTGCTGTTAAGTTTCTATTAACAAGTAAACTTGCATTATTGCCTGTATAGTTATAAACACCATTTAATGCAGTTATGCTTCTATTATTAAGAATATTAGCGTCTAATCCTGCGTATAAATAATTTCCATACGATGTTGTATTATGCTCAAAATCAGAAAATGAAGATTGCGCAAAAGCGGTTAGCCCAAACATTATTTAGTTATCCCACAATTATTATCCACCACAAACTTTTGACATATTTTAGCATACTCTGCTATTTGGTCTGCTCTGTAGGCTTCAGACTTGAGAAATTCTGTAAGTTCTTTTGAAAGTTCGACTTTATCGTCATCGGTTCTAGTAATGGCGTTGGTACTATCACCTTTTGTTGCGGTGCAACTACTACTTTTCCTACCGCTGTCGTACATCCGCACAGACTTAAAAGAATCACGTTGACTATTGAGTGCATTGATCGCTGATACATTGGCATCCTCCAAATCTTTATTAAGTTTTAAAACTTCATCATGAGCTTTGGTAGCCTTATCATTCAGCGTCGCAAGCTGTAGCTCTGCTTCTCTATTCTGTGCAGTTATACTATCAGACATGTGCTGAATTTCAGCTTTACTTATCTGGTGCGAAA